CTTTAAGGGACGGCGTCATGGTTTTGGTGTGATGGCCTACCATGATCTTTAAGGTTTAGGTTATAGCCCCTATTCCGGCTTTATTGTAGTCGACCTTGGTTAATCCCAAGTCTGTTTCAGGCTAGCTTTAAAAAGCTTAATGAGTTGTTCTAGATACAAGTAGGGTGGCGACCCTTGGTTTTCTTTTGAACACGCCTCGTCTCAGACCTCTAGGTGCTTCCATGGATCCAGATTGGAGCCGATGACCCGGGTCAGGTGGACCCAACTATAACTGTTGAAGTCCGGTTAAAGTTGACGTTTGACTGCGAAGCTCGGGCAAGAAGAGAGGGTGTATCGAGCGAGACCCGCCGAATCCCTTCCCAGCCTAGAGACGATCAAACTAATGCTTCGGCAACAGATGTTGGTTATCCGTAGACCTAACTTGCCTTTTCGAACAAATACGAAATGGCTACTTATTGGATTAGAGGTAAGACTCAATGACCCCTTGAGCTAGGGTTGGCTCTTCTTTAATACACAACAAAGATGTTTAACATTTTCGCTTTGACGTTTTTAAGTGCCATCTTCTCTTTCTCTTCTAGTCATTTTCATACAGCCTTCTGGCTTATCCAGGGATTGAAATTTTTCATTCCTGTCCTTTCTTTCACTTCAGCAGCCACGGCCATTACAGTCGATGAATGGCTAGCTTTTGTTGGGCTTGTTGAGGATTATTTATTTTATAATAATCTTATGGCTTTCATTTGTGATGTTTGCAATTGGTTCCATAGAAACTTCAAGCGCTTCTTGGATGAATCAGCCTTGAAGACGTTCTATGCCTTCTGGCTTGGGCTTGCCTTGGCAGGTTTACCCATTGTTGGGTACCAGATGATAACTTTTGGTTTGATGTTAGTTTTCACTTTCCCCTTTATTTCATCTTGTATACTTCTTATTGCTTACACTCCTTTAATCTTTTTCATGACGTTACTTATTTTCTTGATTTGTACTCATGTATTTTATTTGTTATTGGTTTTGATTTTTGAAAAGAGGATTACAGTTGAGTCCTTATATACACCTTATATTATTGCAGGCCGAGGTATATTTAATACTACTACTTCACTCTTTGATCTGACATATCGTTGGGTTGAATCTTGGACCCCAGAGCGTCAGGCTTCGTTCTTAGCACGCATGACCTATTCCTTCCTTTGGGTTTTACATTGGTTCTTGTTGTTGATTACCACTCCTCTTAGACTGTATTACGGACACTTTATGACTATAACGGAGCTTAAACCCTATGATGCCACTGGTATTTCTTTCGTTAAAACCAGGTTGGCACTTTCTATTTTTGTCTTTATGCATGTACTTTTAGGTATTAAGCTATTCTGGTTTTTGGGTTTATTGGGTTTTACGACATTATTGTCGATGTATTATACAACTTTTTCATTCCCCTTGTGGGTGTTTTATTCGACGTTGCAGACACTGGTTGTCGCCTTTTACTGTATTCTTAGAGAGCGGACACCTGACTTTTTCTCCGAAAAGTTCAAACGCCTTTATTTAGATGTCGTCTTCTGGTCTGCTAGTTTTGGTCAGGATTTCGATTTTGTATTTACTTTAAAAGGGGTCCCTACACACATCACACGACGGTTTGACCCCTCTCGAGTTAACCGTGGTGATTTGAATAGATTCTTTAAACGGTTTTTCTATAATTGGCACCCACTACATCAGGCCATTATACTCGTTTTAATGTTACTTTATGCTGTTGCTTTCGTTTTACGCCTACCTGTCAGGGTTGCATCGGGTTTACTAGGTGTTCTTAATCGGACCCTTAGTGCCTTGATGTGGGCTGGTCTTGTCTGGTTTATCCCTGAGGGATGGTTTGCCATAACCTTCGCGTCTGTCAACATGCTTTACTTAGAAAACCAAACCTTAGTAGATGATTCTGTTCTTGGTCTACATCGATTGGCAAAAGCTTTTGGTGTTAGTGCTATGTATGGTTACTCTAGAATTTCTGAATTAGATCCTAAACATGTAGATTACCATAGACTATCTCAGCTATTTATTAAGACTTGGTTGGCTTTGACGCGTAAAGCAGTGCTTCGTATTGTCTTGGCGCTTGATGATATTGCCCTTCCTGAGATTATCCAGAGGGCATATGAACCTCCAACCCTAGATTCAATTAGATCCACTTATGCCTTTTTGAAGGATTGTGGTTTTCCAGTAGATGAGAGTTTTATTGCTTCTTTAGATGCTCCCAACCAATCACCTTACTTAGCAGAATGGGGTTCTTTCCGTGAGTGGCTTTTAGGTACCACCAACAACCGTCTAGGATTCAGGCCTGTGCCAGTCCAGTATCCTGAGTGGCTTAAAGACAAAGAGTTCTTCCCAGATATTCCGGGTTACATCCACTCAACTACCTTCACAGGTGTCATCGAAGAGATCAAATCATTAGCTGGTTATTGGACTGGCAATGACAAGATCTCAGACATTCCTGAGTTTGATGATGTTGTTGATGGGGCTTGGGAGGGTGTTAAACGTCAATACCAACACTCACGTTTGGCTTCCTTTGATGAGATTTATAAAGCCTGGGTTAAGAAATACAACATGGGCTTTGGTTTCATTAAACAAAAGAAAGGTGGCCGTTTGTATCAACTCGCACGATCCACAGTTATTGATCTGATGGGTGGTCGAGCAAACTTCAAACGTGCTATCAATCGCGTTGTCAAATACTCTCAGTCTCTTCATCTTCCAGCACCTGTGTTCACTAAGTGGGAAACCCTCAAGCACTCTAAGGCTATACAGCGCGCTGTGCGTACTGTGGTTGGCTCAGCTTTTACTCATGATTTTACGACTAAGATATTTAATTTTAAACCTAATCATAATTATCAATATTGGGAAACACCGATGAAGGTCGGGATGCCTATCATGGGCAGGGCCTTCAACCGACTCTGGTGCTCCTTCACAGGTCATCAGCACGTCCGCGCTGGTGACATGAAAAATTTTGACCGCTCTCTACCACCTGTAATGCTCAAGATGGTTGCTGAGATCCGTAAAAGGGGGTACACACTTCATAAGGATTACCACAAGATCTGCCAGCTCATTGATGTTTCTTATCGGCAGTTGCTTCAACAACCCATGGGTTTCAAAAACTTTGGTGACCTTGCAACCAAAGCTCAGGGTTTCTCTACTGGTCATTCTTCAACCACTCCCGATAATTCGATGTCGCTCCTTTTAGCTTATCTCTATGCATGGGTCCGTGTAACGGGGCTTCGTGCACGTGAGTTTTACAATTTCAATACTTTGGCAAACTTTGGTGACGACCATTTACTTGGCTATGATTCTGTGTTTGGGTGGTCTTTTGAGGCTGCTCAAAATGCAATGGCCGAGCTTGGTATTATCATGCGTGACGAGGCACCTGGTGAAGACTCTTTGCCTTACATTGGGCAACGTCTACCTCCAGGTGTCAATAGTTTCGCAGACTTGACAATGGGTTTCTTGGGCAAGAAGCCTTTACCAATGACAGCTGAAGTTAAACATGAGATCGAAGCGGCTTTCCGAAATAAGGGTCTTGAACCTCCTCCTCTAACCTTCGCAACCATTCATGATAAGAAGCGACTTTTGGGCAAAGTGAAAGGTCAAACACTAAGGAGTAAAACTCCCGAACAGATTTATGAGTCTCTTTTATCTTATTTGTATTTATCGGCACACCATAGAGATGAAAATGGCCAACTAGATGTATACCCGGCCATTTACGCAGCTGCTCGAGATGTTTATTTGAAAAATAAGTTACGCTGGATCCGTGAGGGTCGTAAAGACCTTTTGAAAAAGAAACCTCCTACTTATCATGAGGTTATCCGTGCTTGGTATGCAGAAAAGCCTGACAAGACAATTGACTACTTGACTGAGGATTTTAAACAAGACGATGATGATCGAGAAATCGTGGTATTGTCAACACCTGATACTCTCGGCATCTTCGTTAGATGGATCTCAGATCTGCCCACTCTGCTCTCTCCACGCTATAGTAATACGCGTTGGGCGGACTGGCTTCAGCACAAACTCCATGAGTCTCTTTCTTGGCCTTTGTCTTTTATGGCTTATGCTAACGGAACACCTAACGATCTTGAATCTTCGAGATTGTCGATGTCACGTACTCCGTATGCATTCCTTAGGTCGCCATCCATCACTATTGAACATGGCACACCTTTTGGATCTCTCATACTCAGGCACTGGGTTTTTATGGCTTATACACGGTTCTTTAATCCTCGACGCGGCAATACTTTCTCAATTCTAGATTTGGTTCGAGTCCTAGATTATGGTTTTATTAATTTATTGTTTATGATAACAGGTAGAGTCACTGAGATTGTTGTAGAATTAGATCTTCATGTCCTCGATACCATTTTAATTTATCTTTTATCATATTTACACTCTCCTATAGACATACCCATCTTTTCTTTAAACTTGTGGAGTCCTTCTTATGCCTTTGGTGTGTTCATCACCTGGGTCATTGCGATACTTTCTCCTTCTGGCTCGATTGACGCGCAACCCTTTGATGAGAATGTGCGTAATCTGGTGATAAACCCCAAGAAGCGTTTCACACTCGACGCACCGACTGGGGTTGGCAAATCCACACGATTGGTTCTTCGGGCTTCACGTATTTCAAAGAGGCGTGTTGTTGTGATTGTTCCTCGGCACTTTGTCGCGGTTTCGGTTGGCACATATATGCAAGGTGCCTTCCCTTTCGCAGGGGTCGGTATCTCAACTGAAGGCCACACTTTTGCAGAGACAGATCGCATTGTGTATTGCACCGTGCAGTCTCTTTTTGCAAATCCAAAGTTGCGTTCACCATCCAATTTGTTCATATTGGATGAGTCGCACATTAATGAGGAGCATTACATAGTAGCTCGTAACTTTTTCAATGCCAATCAACAGTACGCTGTTTTAGCGATGTCGGGTACACCAACGCCAGATCTTAGATGGCCCATATTACAACTGCCAGCAGTTTCTGCTTTCTCTGTCATTCAGCTTGAATATGAAACAAAAGACCTTAGCACATATATTGATCAAGCTGCGCGATTTATTAATGGCAGGTCACGTTTTGAAAAAGCGTTGATCTTTATTCCCAGCATCAAAATGGCCTATCGCCTTCAGAATTTAGTGCGGGCAAGATCAGCAGTTATATCTTCACAAGACCGTAATCCTGATCAAACTGCATCGGTTTTCATCTCAACATCAGTTACTGATGCCGGTGTGACCTTGCCTGATCTGGATTTCGTTCTGTCACCTGATGTTGATGTGACTGTGACCTCAGTGGAGACTGCAGATGGTACAAAAACACGAGCCTATTATTTCAAGCTCTCGAAGGAGACCATTAGACAAAGAAAGGGACGCACTGGCAGGACCAGTGATGGTATTTTCATTCTTTATAGACTTTCTGATGTAGAAACACAAGATTTATCCTATTCTTTCCTAGATTATATGAACAAATTAAGACCTGCCACTGTGTTCGCCTATCCCTATTTCCCTGAAAGGCTTCAATCGCGCGTGCCTGAACAATATCGTGCGTCACTGTTGAAGTCATGGGACATGAACGATTCACTCGAGTGGGATATTGCGGATATGTTTTTGAATCTCTGGAAGATGACTGGTGATGATCCCTTTGAAGAACAACGTAAAGAGGGGTGGATACCCTCTAACAAACTCACGGTCTCTGATCCTGATGCGGCTGATGACTATACTACTGAGAAGCCATACAATGCTAAGGATCTGGATGATTGGAATGCTCCCATCAACCCTGATGATCCTGATGTGACCGTCAAACCAACTCCTGTGAAAGCTGAAGAGCCTCCTCAAGAGGTGTTCAGGCCACAACCTAAGCCACCTGTTCAGGTTCATAATTATGATCATATGGACTGGCAGCGGGTGTCAGGTGCTGGTTTGTTGTGTGGTGCACGTGCAGCCATTGGAGCTATATATCAAAATAGAGACATCGTTGTTCCTTTAGATTATTTCACTAACCAATTGAGACAGGTTATCTCCACATCTTTCCTACATCAAATTAACGAGATTAATGATTATGATTCTTTCTTCGCGGCAAACCAAATGGCTGATGTCTGTCTGTATTATTATAATGTTCATCTACTTTTCTTCGAGAACGGTCGACCCTCCTATCATGTGAACTCGGTCCCAGACAAAAGGTTTAACCCTGGCATTGGTTTCATCCGAGTTTTACCTGGGCATTATGAGTATTGTGGTAAGCAAGTACCTCCCTTCGAACATCCCAATGAGGTCCCTATTCATTTCGAGAGGATCATGCAGTTCAGATTCGCTAACGATTGGTGGTGCTTTGAACCTGGAGTGCCCGAGTTAGAAGGTGGTGATTTGCTCGAGCTTGAGTTGCTTGAAACAACACTGCCCCTTGCTGAGCGTTCTGAGCATGCCAAAGAGACTTTTGAATTTGCGCGATACAATACAAGACTTTGGGCTTTCCCCGAGCGTGCACGTACCGTTACTCACTTAGATAAATTAAATCGTCGGGAACGATTCCACTATTTCCATTATTCACTAGAAAATGGGTCGTTAGCTCCTTTTATTTTCAAACGACCCGAATTACATACTACTTTTATTTTGTATAACACCTGGTTATTACAAGGTGCTCCTGCCGCATTTGATGACCTGCTAGAGTTCTATGCAGGTGATGGAGGTGTCAGGTTTTTAGAAGTTTCAAATGAGTTGCTGCGTTTACGCGGCTTAAAAGTACTTAATATACCGAAAACCGAACTAGCAATAGAGTAGGTTGACGTCAATGTTAAGTTTAGGTTTGAGGGCCACTGCGGGTAATCGGGTGTGGCTCTAGTCCTGTGATCGTTTAGACAATGCTAATTTAATATAACCATTTAATCACAACTTTTCTTCTCTTTTAAAATACAACAAAATTCATAAAACTAAGTGCCCGGCTTGTATAGGTCCTTTACCGGGGGTTTCGGGGTGGCCGAAACACAGGCTTTGGAGTACACAGTGACCGGGTCGGTATCTCGAATTTCGAGAAATCTGTGTTCCATAAACATGTGGGGGGGTTCCCTGCTCAGCTTAGGGTGAGCAATCATGGCCTGAATAGTTATACGTGAGACTAGAGGGACGATAAGATAAACCAGGCCCTTGGTAGCTGTTCCGAACCTCTTCACAATGTTCGGTCTGTCTTCCTATGGATTTCCTGGAGTCTACAATACCTTGAATGTAGCGTGTGTAAGAGACTAGCCCTTTCTTTGACTGGCCTTTAATGGTGTCCCGGCATAGCTCGACTTGGCGTTGGGTAACTTTTGAGCAAACAACCCACCAGAAACGGTTTGCTTACGTAGACAGGCGCGGTAGAAGGCCTGGCGGTTCTCGGCTGGTTTTGGTTTGTTGTTCAATAATTTCAAAATAAGATTAACCTGGGTGTTATAAGTCAGGGCCTAGGGTTGAAACCCCACAACAACCCGTACGACGGGAGTTGTGGTATTCATGGGTTAAGAGCCCAGTCGAGGCAACTTTTGAGCAAACAGCCTAACAGAATTGGTTTGCTTACGTAGTTGGGTACGGTAGAAAGTCCAACGCGGTTTCGGCCGTCCACGTCACTTGAAATTAGTGGCTGGATAGACGCATCGATCTGGTTCAAACACCTTCTACTTCCAGCGAGGTATATCCGCAGGATCATCAACATGTGTGAGCAAATAAACATCCAGGTTAGCAAGCCTGCAAGAAAATGCCTTGGTGGTGAAATGCCCCTCTCACATTCTAATAACTCCTATCATGGTTCCGTAGGGTCGCTATTATGGCGTGCTAAACAGGCTAGGAACCAAAACCATATTGCTGAAGCAAATCGCCTAGGGTATCATTATCGCAAAAAGGTACACACCTCGGTTGTTTTCCATTCTTCTGAAGATCTTACTTACTATCCGCTCAATGAGTTGGCTGCCAAACTATCTTCAATTCGTATGTCCATCCGTACACAGGGTGGAAGACGCGTTTTGAAGTATCGTATCAAGGGTCCAAATGGAACAACCGTCGCTTACTATAGGGGTATTCGTCCTGTAGCCAACACTGCTGTGCACTTGGCTGAGGCTAAGATGCATCTTCAAGATCTTGAAGTCTCTGCATTTTCCTTTGCCAGTGATGCTTGGGTTGAGTACCAAGAACGAGCTGAAACTGGAACTCGTTTGATGCAAACGGGTTACAACTATAATCGGTCAGCTTTTGGATGGAATGTCCCCGCTGATGGCTTCCCTCGATCATCCTTCGTTCATGGTCAAGATATCACCCCGCCTAAGTTTGTGAAGAGTTCGCAAATTAGTTCTTGTTGCACTTTGCATTGCTCTGACAAGAACACACCTCTATGGGATCGTCGCCTTTTCTATTGGCGGTTTTCAATGGGTCATATAGATATTGACCTGCGGAAACCACTCGATTTAACTGAGCCCTATGACTTCACTTGGGAGGAAAGGCACACCATCGACCCATATGTTCGTTGGTTGCCGGACGGTACAGCTTTAGTCAAATTGCTGGCCGGTTCCGATGATTATCTTGCTGATAGTCGTGCTGCCCTTCGCGAACTTCTTGGTCGCATTCACCGATTCACATCCCAGACGTTTATTGGTGATTTTATTGTTGCGAACCTCCCCGAGTTCTACCCTCTGCGTGAAGTCGACCCATGTGAGGTTGAATTTGATCTCAACACGGATCTAGAACGGTTCTGGCAAGCTTGCGGTGATTCTTTACGTTTCGAGGAAGTCTATTACGGAAAGGTTTTAGATGTCCTTGATGGGTTGATCGCTCGTGATCCCCCAATTGTTAACGAAATACCGGGTCCAATACGTTCGTTTTTCCACACTCCCCTCGTTCGGAATTCAACTTTCGGTGATGAAGATGCTTGGTCTCGTCATGTTTATCCAAAGCCAATCACTCCTTTATGAATCTCTCTTTCTTATTTCCCCTTCGGTCTTTTAAAGGCTGAAGGTTCTTT